TGGTAAGTCAACTAAAGTTATTATCATATCTACCCCTAAAGGGATGAATATGTTCTATAAACTCTGGCATGATGCAGAGAAAGGGAACAATGAATACACCACAACAGAAGTACACTGGCAACAGGTACCAGGTAGAGATGCTGCATGGAAAGAGCAGACGATTAAAAACACTTCCGAAGAGCAGTTTAACCAAGAATTTGAGTGTGAGTTTCTAGGATCTGTTAATACTCTCATCAGTAGTACTAAGTTAAAGACATTAATATATGAGGAACCTATTAAGAAGGAGGCAGGTCTATCTGTCTACGAAGATCCAATCGCAGGACACTCGTATCATATATGTGTGGACGTTGCCAGAGGTCTAACTAAGGATTATTCTGCATTTACAGTTGTAGATACCACACAAATACCCTATCAGGTGGTAGCAAAGTATAGAAGTAATCTAATTAAACCATTATTATTCCCAGATATTATTCATAGGGTTGCCACTGGATATAATATGGCGTATATAATGATAGAAGTTAATGATATTGGTGGACAGGTAGCAGATATTATACAATTTGATCTAGAGTATGAGAATCTACTCATGTGTGCTATGAGAGGTAGAGCAGGTCAGGTAGTAGGACAAGGATTTAGTGGCACTAAGGTGCAAATGGGAGTCAAGATGAGTACAACAGTCAAGAAGACTGGTTGTTCTAACTTAAAACAGTTGATTGAGGATGATAAACTTATCTTCAAGGACTATGATATAATGGCAGAGATGACAACCTTTATTCAAAGGGGTCCAGCATGGGAAGCAGAGGAAGGATGTAACGATGACCTTGTTATGTGTCTGGTTATCTTCTCATGGTTAGCAACTACGGATTACTTTAGAGAGTTGCATGATGATGACGTACGTATGAAGATGTATAAAGAGCAGAAGGAAGGAATAGAAGCAGACATGGCACCATTTGGATTCATAGATGATGGTGTTGGATACGATCAAGAGATTGTTGATGATGAAGGTACTAAATGGAATGTAGATGAGTATGGAGACAAAGCATATATGTGGGACTATCTGTCGTGAGCCTAGAGACTGACCTAGAACTTGAGCACCTCCTGTTTGTAGAGAGGAAGTGCCGATTCTGTGGACAGACTAAGAGTTTACTAGAAGATTTTTATTTAACACGTAAGGACAGAGGTAATAACCCATCAGCATATGCGTATGAGTGTAAGACGTGTACTATATGGAGAGTGAAGAGGAGTAAGAAGAGAAAGATTGTTGAAGGAGAATACCCAGACTGGTAATCACGGCTTATTTCCCCAGTGAAATAACCCATTTCCATAAATAATTTCAGCATCCGACTTGGAATACAAAAGGAGTTTTAACAGATGGCATCAACACAGCTTTCCCCAGGGGTTGTTGTACTAGAAAGAGATCTGACCACCGTCGCTAATGCAACTGTAGATAATATAGCTGCTATCGTTGGTGCATTTGAGAAAGGACCAGTCGAGCAAATCACTAACGTGACGAGCGAGAAGGAATTACTTTCGATCTTTGGACAACCTACTGACTACAATTACGAATATTGGTTCAGTGCTGCACAATTCTTACTATACGGTGGAACCGTAAAGATTGTCCGTGCAATGAATGATTCGTTAAAAAACGCAATCGACACTGCACAGTTCACAGTAACCACATTTAGTGCATCTGACACTACTTTAACTGTTGCATCTTCTACAGACTTCGACGTTGCGGACGTATTATTAATTGACTCAGAATTGGTTACAATTCAAAGTGTCTCTGGTAATGACGTAACAGTATTACGTGGACAGTTAGCAACATCTGCTGCTAGTCACGCTGCTGCTGCACCTATCACCTTAATTGAGGCATCTGGAACATCTTCCACAATCAATGAAGGATCAACATTTACTGCATCTGATACAACTCTAACAGTTACATCTGCTGCTGCACTTGGTGGAGGTACAAACTCATACATCAGAATTGATGATGAAGTACTTCAGATATCTGGTGTTGTTGGTAACGATCTAACAGTGGTTCGTGCTCAGTTAGGCACAACGGCTGCTGCTCACACTGATGGATCAACCGTTACACTACAGACAGTTACAACTCAGAAGACAACAATTAATGAGCAAACATCTACTGGTGTTGCATCTCCTTTAATTAAGAATTTAGACGCATACGAGTCTACTGTTGAGACTGCTGTTAACAACTGGAAGTGGGGAGCAAAGACTGCTGGTATCTACGGTAACTCTATTAGAGTTGTAGTTACAGACGCTGGTCCTGACCAAACACTATACCTTGCACAACCAACTTCTTCTGAGTGGGAATTCGTTAACAACGCTGAGGTTTCATACTCTTCTGCTAACGTATATGGTCGTGTATATTCTTACACAGTCACAGTAACCTTCCAAGAGAATGCTACACTGATTGGTAAGTTTGAGAAAGACAACTATATCACTGCTGTTAGTGGTGGTGTTACTGGTAGAGTCGTTGCTTACGACGAAGAGAAGCGTAAGGTAGAGATTGCCGTTGACGGTACATCATCTGACATCCTAGAAGTAGGAGACACAGTTACTGAGTTGGCAAATAACTCTAACACACCTGGCTCTGCCACTGGTGATGCTGGAACTATTGAGTCTATCACTCGTGAATTACGTGTTGCTGCTAACCAAGGATCACCTAACTTCCAAGCAAACCAGACAGTTACTGACGCTAACGCTGCTAGTATTTCTATTGCTAACGTTGAGTCTGATTACGACACACGTACATATGGAGAGAATGCTAGGTGGATCAACGTTGCTGCAAGACCTACAACTTCAGCATGGACTGCTGACCGTGGTGGACACAACGACCTTATTCACATTCTCGTTTTAGATGGAGACGGTAAGATCACAGGAGTACCTGGATCCGTACTTGAGAAGCATCTCAATCTTTCTAAAGCAGTTGATGCAAGATCACCTCAAGGTGATAACATCTACTATAAGGATGTAATTAAAAACTTCTCACAATACCTCTACTGGGGTAGTCATGAGACTTCAAACATCTATGACAAGGATGTTAACGTATCTGGTGCATGGGGTGTCTCAGGTATTAACAAAGAGTTTGACCTTATTAAGTCAGCTGATTCTCTTAATAACCTAGATGATCCAACAGGATTGAATCCTCTAAGTATACCTCTTCTTGGCACAAAGAATCGTGCAACACTCCGCTACTCACTACAAGGTGGTGTAGATGGATATACACTTTCCCGTCCTAATGCACTCGCTGGATACGATCTATTCAATGATGCAGAGACTGTAGACATCGACTACCTCTTAATGGGTCCATCGATGAGTGGTATTGATGACACTGTTGCTAAAGCACAGCACGTTATCACTATTGCGATGGCAAGAAAGGATTGTATCGCTTTCGTCTCACCTTTCCGTGGTGATGTTATCGGACAACCTAAGACTTCTGACATAGTTACACGCACAGTTAACTACTTCGATCAGTTAAGTAGCACATCATACGCTGTATTTGATAACAACTACAAGTACATCTACGACAAGTACAATGATGTCTATCGTTACATCCCTTGTAACGCAGACGTTGCTGGTCTTGTATTGAGCACAACACTTCAGCAAGAGCCTTGGTTCTCACCTGCTGGATTCAACAGAGGACAGTTGAGAAACGCTATCAAGTTAGCATACTCACCTCTTAAGGATCATAGAGACACACTTTATGCATCTCGTATCAACCCAATCGTAGCATTCCCTGGACAGGGTACGGTATTATTCGGTGATAAGACCGCATTAAGTTACGTTTCCGCATTCGATAGGATTAACGTTAGACGTTTATTCTTGGTAATGGAGGAAGCAATCTCACAGGCTGCTAAGACACAACTCTTTGAGTTGAATGATGAGTTTACTCGTCAGCAATTCAAGAACATTGTTGAGCCTTTCTTGAGATCAGTACAGTCAAGACGTGGTATAGTTGACTTCCTCGTAGTTTGCGACGGAACCAACAACCCTGCTGAGTCAATTGACCGTGGTGAGTTCTATGCAGAGATATTCGTGAAGCCAACACGCTCTATCAACTTCATAACCTTAACATTCACAGCAACTAGAACTGGAGCAAGCTTCAGTGAGCTAGTATCGTAACCGTAAACCCGTGGCATGGCATCATGCTCAATCTAACTTAGGAGTACCCTAATGGCACAAGACGAATCACAATCATATCCTGGGCAAGAAGAGAAGGGCGTTATTAACGCCCCTATCTTAGATTTCCGTAATAGAATTGGCGATCTAGCCCGCCCTAATCTATTCCAATGCGAAATATTTTTCCCAGGAATCGTAGATGATGGAAACCCACAATCAGGTGCTACTCCTGGTTCACAAGAGCAGCAAACAGAAGAAGGTGCAGGACAATCCTTCGCTGGATCTGGAGCATCATCACAATCACTAGCAACTTTTCTAGTCAAAGCAGCAGCAATCCCCGCTTCAACCGTGGGTGTAATCGAAGTACCTTACAGAGGTAGGACGCTTAAGATTGCTGGAGACCGTACCTTTGAACCTTGGACTGTAACAGTTCTTAACGACAAAGGCTTCGCACTTAGATCTAAGTTTGAAGAGTGGTCCACTAAGATTCAGGCACTACACCAGAATCTTCAGGCAACTAAGACTATCATGAAGTATCAAAGTGATGCTATAATTAGACAGATAGATAGACAGAACAACATCGTTAGATCCTACAAGTTTGTAGGTATTTGGCCTAGCACAATCTCCGCTATTGACCTAGCATGGGATAGCAACGATACTCCAGAAGAGTACACAGTTGAGTTCCAAGTTCAGTACTGGACATATGCTAACGATAAGAACGCTGGAAACGCTATCGTCGTATAGTATAAATAATATACAATGAATAATAGGAATAATTAAATGTCACAACTATTTGGTTATTCGATTGATCGTAAGAAGAAGGGCAAGGCTGGTGTCGGCCCTTCTTTTGTCACGAAAGACTCGGATGATGCAGCACAACCCATTGTGGCAGGTGGTTACTTTGGTCAATACGTTGACCTCGGTGACGCTGCAAACAAGTCTAGCGATGTAGACCTTATTGGTAGGTATCGTGAGATGTCCTTGCATCCAGAAGTGGATCAAGCAATTGGGGATATTACCGCAGAAGCAATAGCTGGTGACTTAGATGATCATCCTGTAGATGTGGAGCTCTCAAACCTCAAGGTTTCTGAGCCTGTAAAAAGAAGAATTAGAGAGGAGTTTAACAACGTACTATCGTTACTAGACTTTGATCGCAAAGCATATGATATCTTTCGTAGGTGGTACATCGACGGAAGACTTTTTTATCATAAGATGATCGACCCTGACAATCCTCAAGAGGGATTGACAGAGTTAAGGTATATTGATCCTAGAAAGATTAGAAAGGTTATCGAATATGATAAGCCTAAGGATAGAATATCACCTGCTGATCCAGAAGTACAAACATTAGTCCCCAAGAGTGTAGAGTATTACATTTATTCACCCAAGGGGTTACGTGGGTATGAGAATAGAGGAATTAAAATAGCAAATGATGCTATCTGTTTTGCTCACTCAGGGCAATTAGATATGCAACGCAACTATGTGTTGTCACATTTACACAAAGCTATTAAGGCAACTAACCAGTTGAGAATGATTGAAGATTCTCTGGTTATATACCGCATGTCTCGTGCACCAGAGCGTAGAATATTTTATATTGATGTAGGTAACTTACCTAAGCAGAAGGCAGAGCAGTACCTTAAAGAGGTAATGTCTCGCTATAGAAATAAGTTAGTATATAATGCTGACACTGGAGAGATAAGAGACGATAAGAAATTCATGTCTATGCTGGAGGACTTCTGGCTTCCTAGACGTGAAGGTGGTAGAGGTACAGAAATCTCTACACTACCAGGTGGACAGAATCTTGGAGAACTTGAGGACATCAAGTACTTCCAGAAGAAACTCTACCGTGCATTAAATGTACCTGAGTCACGTCTGGAGTCTGATAGTTCATTTAACGTTGGTAGATCTGCTGAGATCACACGTGATGAAGTAAAATTCCAAAAGTTTATCGCAAGACTCCGTAAGAGATTCTCTGATCTATTCAATGATCTCCTTAAGACACAGTTGGTACTCAAAGGTGTCTTCACTATAGAGGAGTGGGATGAAGTAAAGGAGCATATTCAATATGACTTCGTTGCTGACAACTACTTCGCTGAGTTGAAAGAGCAGGAGATAATGAATGAGCGTATGGCTCTCGTCGCTCAAATGGATCCTCTTGCTGGTCGTTATTTCTCTCTTGAATACATGCGTCGTCAGATATTACGTCAGACAGACGAAGAGTTCAATGAGATACAAAGTCAGATGGACACTGAGATCGCAGAGGGTAAACTTGTAGATCCTGTAGAGATGCAGAAGTTAGAAGTTGCTCAAATG